CAGTCAAAGATTACTCCTCATTAATTATGACCTACAGAAAAGAAATCAACGAGTCTTCCTTGACCGTGAGCCTACCTCAAGGTTTGTTGAATCATCTTGCCAGCACAGAATATCCGGAAAAGAAAATACATTACAATTATCCGAAAATCGAGTCAATGAAAGGGAGGGAAAAATTACGAAATCCAAAGGCACCAAAGCAACATCAAACACGGCTCCCGGCAAGGATAAACAACCCCCTAGAACCGTACACTACTGAAGTTAAAAAGTACATCTCAGAATCGGACAAAATTTCCGGGGAGAGTCTCCATGATCATCATTACTATCAACTGACCGACCTCGAGAAATCTTTCAGAATAATACCCATACCTGATGATATTAAAAAGAGACCAAAAACTTTCAATATAGACGATCTGAGAGAAATGATTAAATATAAATACACAGAACGGACTGAACTGATACATCTGTCTTCGTTAGCTTATGCAAAACGAGCTGTGAAGCATGAACTAAGTACCATAGCCATGACGAAATTTGAATATGAACAATCACATATAAGTCAGTCCCCATTTCTTTCATTCGTTATCTGTATACATAAACTTCGAATGCTATTAAGCAAGACAGAATTGAGAACAAGCAAAGACAAGAAGACAGACCTGATCAATTGTTATGAACCCAATTTGATCCATTACAGTGATGGCATTTATTGTTATTATTCTCAAAATGAACGTTACTCCTTCTATTTGATAGGAGCAGGAGGACATTTTAGACTATATCATTCTGAATTAAATGCATGGTTCTGCGGATCCACTGTTTATCTGGACTATATGTTTACTTGCGGTGATATTTTAAATAATTTAAATATAATAACACAAATTGATGAATATCTATGGGCGATAGATTTCCTACAATTATTTACTGAAATTACCCAGGTAAAAAACAATCACAATCATATTGTGGAATTCATGAAAAATTTGGAGGGATTTCTGTTAAATCTATCTGATTACGATGAGAAATTTGCAATGAATTGGCAACCGATGATGGAGTCACTCTTGACACTCTGGAAATTGGATAAATTAATCACCGGGGAGAATTATGAATTTATCTTATTACCAGCATTTATTCATGATAAGACTTTATTTATAAAGAATAAAACTTTTCTTGTAAGAATAATAAGTGCCTCACATAAATTAACCAGAACTCAATTGCAAGAAATGTCTTCCATTCATAAATTGATATTTTATGCCGAGGTAGAGTCAGAAAAAGGAGTTATTAAGTTCTTAAAACGAGTGCATACCCCCAGAGAGATCAATCCAGATAGTGTTAAGAACCTCACAAGGTTAGCAAAACAATTGATGTTTCTATCATATATTAACAAACACAAATTCAGCCCTAACATGTTGGGGTGTTCACAAAAAATTGAGTTACTAAGACTTTATCAGGGCAAAAATGATCAGAGATCAATCAAACAATTGCCTCTCCAATGGTGGGACGATGTGGATCTGTATAACTGTATGGACAATACACTAACCGATGATGCTTTGGAATTTGCAAAGGATAAAGGTGCTCTCAAAAAAGAGAATCATATAGGACCAGGGGATAGCAGAAAAGAATTGCTTCAACTTATAGAATCTCCAGATTACAAATTAAAAGACTTCTTCAAAGAGAATAAATGTATACCAAAACTGCCAAAAGTCTTTTCCTGCAAACAGATGGCGGAACCGACCAATTTTAAACATCCAGTACGACTTATACCGAAAGAGAGGGAACAAAAATTTGAAGGAAGATTGTATGCAAATGGTGAATTGTCGGATAAGCATGCGTTGAGTGTTGTGGCTACGAAGATGAAAAAAATCCTCTCATACTTCGATGAACAATTCATGACACCGACCGATAAGGTCAGGAAGGATTTGTTACATCGAGCTGCTCAAGAATTAAGGTACGATGATAAATTCTCATTATTATTAGACATTGAAGGTCATAATCAATCAATGCAGTATTCGAACACTTCTGAATTGAGTCAATTCTGCGGAATGTTGTTCGGAGAAACAGGATGGGGATCTCTACCTAATTACTTCTCCTCTGCTGACGTTTACTTTTACAACGAATTTAACAATGAAGCCATAGTCAGTCAGGGCCAATTAGGGGGAGTTGAAGGCTGGCTAAATCCTTTTTGGACACTTCATACAACTTTGATGATGAAATTGATCAGATACATGACAGACATTGAAATTTCTCAGATAATGGTATATTCAGATGATGTTGATGCTATAATTGAAATAAGACAGGCATCCGAAGCTACTGTGCAATCGACATTTACCAAAATCATCGATCATTGTTTCAAATTTGGGATGATAGTTAAATTTAGTCAAACCACACTTTCAAAACACAGGGCAACTATTCTCAGACAACACTACGCTGATGGATACAGAGCTGACTCAACTATAAAGAAGCTGATTTCTACTAGCGGAGCAAATAACCCGGTCCTATTCTCCGAAGAAGTTGAAATTGCAGGAATCTGCTCATCCATTTCTTCAGCAATGGAACTCACAAATCATTCCATAACTTGTTGTTTTCTCAAAAATTACAAGATCGGCTTGTTACTCTGCCGATTAACCCACATGATCTTATCACATCCAGCTGACGAGGGCCCTCTATCCCCTAAAAATCTTCCTGGACAGTTACCACATCTACTGTATCATGTCAAGGATGATTACAATTATCTAATGACCACGAAGTTTGAATCTCTGGTTTCAGATATGAAGAACGACATTGGACATTACCTTTCAATTGATAAAAATAATCTAAATGAAAATTATCTAAAAGATGCAGTTAGAGACTATTATAGAGAGTCGGTTGAGGCATATAAATACATAGATAGTGCAGATAGATTACTTTATCTCCAGTTATACGATCCCTTCTTACAAGATCTCCTATTTTTCTGGGTTTACCTTCCTGCTTCTCTAGGGGGACTTGGGGGCATTCTACAAATAAATCTCATGCTTTCTGGGCACAGTAGTGGTTTCTCAAAATCTATATTTTATTTAAAAGAATGGATCACCCACTACTCTTCTCAACCTCATTATTTTTATCAATATTTAGAAATTGTCCTGAGCATAGATGTGCAAAAGTCTATTAACACACATGAGACCAGAGTTCTAAATTCTTATTGGCCGAACGATATGACAGTAACAACGTCCACAACAAGTATCCAGCAATCGATCAAATCTTTCATCAAAAAGAGAACAAGAAACAAAGAGATTTTGAAATTGATCAAATTAGAAGATGAATCAGAGAATTTAATGAACGATATGATAAGTATATTTCGGAATAATTTCCATATACGAATGGTGCAGTTTTATTATGAAAATACTTCAGTGCACTTCCTGGATTTCCTCGTAAGGAAAATTGAAACGAGCTCAAGTTTTTTAAATTCAATGCCAAATTTGCCCAGATTAAGGAATTCCTTATGCTATAGAACAATCGAAAATTTGAGGATATCTGCAAGGGCTGGCCGAACTACTTATGGTATTATTGATGGTGATGTGGACATTATAGAATATTTGGTGAATAGAAGATCTATCATGTTCCCTGGAATTAAATTTATTAAAGTAGAAGAATTATTGTATGATGATAAATTGGAAGAAATTGGAATAGGAAATAGCTTGTTGACGGTCAGAAAGTGCAGTCCCCAACATTATCAAAATGGCATAAAAGTTTATGACAATCCAGATATGGGGAATGAAATTAGATATAAAGGGGAATTGCTAGATGACGACAGGATGTTAGGTAATAAAGAAGAATTGCTGGCTGCTAAATTGACTGCAGTGACAAAGTGGATACTGACAAAAACCAAAAAACTAAATTTCGATCAACTCACTGACACAAAACTTGATTGCATCATGGCTTGCAACTTGAGCCTGTCCACACTGACTGGGCAAAATTTACGAGAACTTTGGATGTTTAGTCCAAATGAAACTGGAGGAGAGATATTACATAGAATTCCCAACATTCGTTTTAGCACAAAATCTTATATTAGAAGTGAGATGAACCTCAGTCTAAACTATACGGTGGATATAAATCAAAGGATCTGCAATCTAATGGCATTGGTAGACAGTAACATCAATTTTGATTATCTAAGGTTGAGAATTTTGTTGTCAGCCATGATTAGATCAAAATCTTCAAAATTGGGGGGATTGGTAAGACGTTATAACCTTAAGAAAATGACTGGGATTGAGGATGTACAACACATAATTCCTATGGTTACTGATCATTCGCAATCCAATAAATACACCAATTATTCAGCATTCAGGAATCATGATATCTCTCAACTGAGATTCAGATACCTTGCAGCGGGATACTTATACTGTGATAATATATATGATTTATCTTTAATACCTAATGAGATGGAACTATCGACCACTATGAAAGTTGGACACAGATTGATACAAGATCTAATTATTGAATATTCTAAACACATAGATAGAGAGCACATGTCAATCAGCCCAATCTATATAGATTTGAGGTTATGGAAACCCTTGCTGCTAAAACTTGAAAAACTAGACTTCTCTTTAGAGGGGATGGACAATGACTACCTATTAAAATATCTGGCTTCAAATCTGGAATCGGGCTTGATAGAGAGGAAAATGATAACGGTGGTAAATAAAGGAGACAAGCTATTATTACAATTACAGAACCAATGCATAGACTATATCAGAGAATTCAAACCAAGAATGAAGGAATATGATGAAGTTATAAGGAGATGCCTTGCATTGTCTACTTCGAACAGGGTCAATAAAAGTTTGTCTAGGAGACTAGCTCAGTTTCAGAACAAACTGACTGAATATAATGATATTAAAGCAAAATTAGGAGTTGCTTTGATTTGCGAGCAGATAATCTTTTTCCATTTTCACACGACCAGAGATGATACTTCTATCAAATTCGATTATTGGACAGCTCATAGAACAGCGATAGAAGAAAATCTATGGAGGATTAGTTTGACTCTCTTAAATCCTGAATTGCAAATTCAGGCACAACTCCTTGGTGTAGAATATCTAAATGGCCTAATACTCTCCAACAAAGAAGAAATTCTTAATGTCCTGGAAGATATCAGTGAGAACAACGAATTAGCAGATATAATTGTTCCAGGGAATTTACCGAATTTAAAGCCAGTGACGACCCTCACAGGTGATGAACAGATTCTTCAAAATGGAATTACTGTGGACTATGCTTTGATGCCTATCTCCTACACCTCCATGATGACACTAGATAGACTACAACCATTATGTAAATTTGCACAGCAATGTTCCATATCTGGATCAGACCCAAGGATATTTGAAAGTCCTACTGGGTCTGATTCTCTTATACCACAGCTTGCATTGTTCCAAACGTTGAAGAGAAAATGGCCAATTGATGACAATATATCTATATGTGACTTAACAGGAGGGAGAGGGGATTTCAGATACGTCTCCAGATACCTGGGATTAAAGTCAACAACGTACTCTAAATTAGACACTTTTACCTCAATATTTCACCATCCTGACGTTGTATTCGACTTGGACTATGATATAAGAAAAAATGAAAGTCTTAAATTTATTTTGTCATTTGATTGGATACATGTGGATATATCCTTTACAGGTACTGAAGAATTAAATATTCTAGACCTATTATTATTACTAGAAAGCAATAATCTTGCTTATAGTATCAGGTTAAATTCGGTTGTCCTAAAAGGATATACATTTAATCTATTAGAATCGATACCTAAATATGATCATTATCTATCTTATCCGACAAATCGGAACTCAAAACCCTACCAAATATACCTCATCGGAATTCCTGAAAATGAGACTAATGTAGAAGAGGGTTTGCCATTAAATAAAACTGAAGCATTTAGAGCAATGGCATTATCATACGGTCATCTACTAAACTCTTCCAATTATCCCCTTAGAAATTTTGAAAATTTCATTAATTCTGCCACGATTTACCTACCTTCTGATAGGATCCTAATTGAATTGTTTATAACTATCATTAACAGAAATTTGATTGAACAAAAACATTATTATTCCGAGAGATTCATTAGCGAATTAGAGACTGATGAATGTTTATACTGGGTTGAAGAAGACATCATCGAAAATGATAAATCATACCTAAATGTTATTATTGGAAGGGAGAAAATTGAAGATACTTATGACACCATAGACACAGAAGACCAGGAGATAGGAAATGTATCAAACGAAAGTAAACCTTTTCACATAACACATTTATCCCATCTATTAGACCCGGAAAAGAAGAAAAAGTCATTGAATTATTTGAATGCACCTCTTCTATTCCTAGAATATATGAGGATTCACCATCCTTTAGCCACAGTTAGATCAAAGTGTAACATTACATTAGGACTTTATACTTTTGGGAGGGAGTGGCTCCTACAGGGACGGCAGGCCATAGTTAAAGGACTTCGAAATTCCTTAAAAGAAAGGATGATTAAAGAAACATTACACCAGAAAGAATACCAGAATGCTATAAAACTTTTAACTCTTTCCGCAAGTGAGGATGATTACACCTATGGAATTAAATACTGTCATCTCATGCTGAAGAAATCCAAACTGATGAGGGAATCTTACCTCAGAACACTGAAAATTTATAGACTGATCAGCTTTCATTTTGAAACAATGAAAACACTTATTCATCGGGGTTCTATAACTATCAGCCACATAAAAGCATTAAGACACTTTTTCAAGGAAAGAGAAATACAAAGACAAAAATATAAATTAATTGATAAAGTTAGAGTAGTAGATTATCTTATGTCTAATCAGTCAAGGGATTTGATAGAGGACTCAATAGATTTATTATTTGATCAAATAGAGAATTATGTCCATATAATGATAGAATCAGAAGAAAGTAATGATTCAGGTTTCCAGTTTTCTCCGACAGATGGAAATATACAATTAAACTTAGATATAGGAATAGATGACATTATAAATAAAAGAATCGAATTGCTCAATTTGACGATTCCCAATGAATATGGTATAATAGACATAGGAGACGATTACGACAATGATTAAATTGAAACATAAAAGAATGACAGGGCATAACCAGACCAATAAATGGAAAAGAATGAAAGGAAACAGAAACAGTGATAGTAGTCATCTAGAGT